TGATTATCTTTCAGATTGGTTTATTGACGTAATTGTAATTAGTGGAAATTGGACAGATTATCAAGCTTTAGCTAATGACCCAGTTTATAGCACATATTTCACTTCTAAAGGATTTATTAAATCGCAGATAGATAATTTCTTATCACAAAATGGAGTTAATACTGCATTAACTGTTACTGGTACTATTATTCCTAATTTTACTGATCAAAACGGTACTCTTAGATACATTCAAACATTAATTAATAACCAAACACCAACTACTGGTATATTCTGTGCAGTTAATGAAGAAGCTTTAGATGATTTATTAGTAAACTCTTCAGTTTTTGATTTAGTTGGCCACCACTTAATTGACGAAACTAGCCCTGATGCTGATATTACTTCAGTTCCTAGGAATCTAAATTTCTTATCTTATAGCCAAAATCTATTTGCAGATTACACTTACGATAAAAACGTAGGCGGTTCTACTACAGGTACAGAGATTACTGATTCTGGAGTTTCTCCTTCTACAGGTTTTGATATATTACCCGAAACTGGTACATTATTAGAAGATACTAATTTCAACGTAGCTACAGAATCTGGTATACCTTTTACTGAATTTGATACATATTCTCCAACTGCTAGAGATGGTGGATCTATTTATTTGGATACTAAATTTCAAAGTCCAACTCTACATGACACACAGATTACAACTTTAATAGATTTTCTAGATACTAATCCAAATTCACCTGCTGAAAGATGGGTATTAGGTAAAGTTACATCTAACTTACCAACAGCTGGATATTTAGGATTCTATGTTGGTGAATTAGTTAAAATGAAGGTATCCGAATCTAAATTTATTACTAATATGACTTTACCGGTAGGTGAAAGACAACAGGTAAGAATCAGAATGAATCACCCATTAGTTGGTTCAACTGCTTCTACAACTTATGTTGAACCTTGGTACGAAACAAACAAAAGTACAGTGGATGCTTATCAATTTGGTACACCCGACTACTTTGATAATGATGACATTTTCTTCTCTCCAGATATCCCAGTAGGTGCAGATAGTTATTTAGCTTATGAAAACTCTCCTATGTACAGAGACTGGACTAAAGGAAATATTGGTGATGGGGATCAAGACTGGAAAGATGACACAGGTTCATTAGTTCAATATTTAAAATTTGAATCTAATGTAGACCGTGACGGATTTAACATATTAGTATGTAGAGCGTTTTCAGATGATACATTAGCAACTTCTGAAGCAATCGAAGGATTTGGTAATACTTTTATCAGTTCTTTGCCTACGGGTGCTAATGCAGTTGGATCTTACCAATTTAATATCGTTTCAACGGCAGGTAACATTAGCGATTATATTGATATTATTACTCAATTACAGCCTAACGTTATTGAATTAACTACAGCAATTGCTAATTCTTCAGGAATTAAGGTGGGAGATCTATTAGTTTCTACGGATACTCAAATTTATGATAATCCATTAACTGAAAATCTTCAGTCAAGATTAACTAGAGTACTTGAGGTTAAAACAGTAGCTTCTGCTTCTTCACCTGGAATTTACACAGTACAGGTTAAAACTGAAAGACCTATTCAATTGTACCCAGGTACAACAACAAGAGTTTGGAAATTTAAAAACATTCAAGAATTTGTTACATCTTTCAATTTCACTTATTTGCCAGGAGCTCAGATTAAAGCTGCTTCTGTACCAAATGGAACAGACACAAGAATGAATGAGATATTGGATGTACTTTCTAATACAAACTTAGCAAGAACATTAGCTGATACTGACGTAATTACATTCAGATACATCGTAGATACATTCGACGGAGGTATTCAACCAAACTGTAAATTCCAACTCACTAGACTTGCTAAAAACAGACAAAAATGTTTGGCAATTTGTAATATACCTTCAATGAAGAAATTTGCAGATTCTATTGATCCTAGATTTACTTCAGCACCTACTGCAACTGATCCAGCTCCAATTTTACAAGCTAGATATATTGCAGACGGAGGTAACTTAAGTTTAAATCCTTCGTTTACTTTCTCTTTACCTGATGAAGATTTAGGAGCAAAATTTTCAGGATTCTTCTCTCCGTTCTTAACAATTAGAGAGAATGGTAAGAACTTAAACGTTCCGCCATCAGCATACGTTTCTAATAACTTCATTCGTAAATTTATTACAGGTGAACCTTATTCAATCGTAGCTGGTCTTAAAAGAGGTATTATCTCTGCTGGTAACTTAGTTGGTCTTGAGTATGATTTCGATATTGAAGACAGAGAATATTTAGAGCCATTCGGTATCAATCCAATCATCAGAAAAAGAGGAGTTGGTATTGTTATCTACGGTAATCAAACAAGCTACCAAAGAACTAACTCAGCATTCAATAACCTACACGTTAGAGACTTATTAATCACCATTGAATCTGCAATAGAACAAATACTTTCTAACTACGTGTTTGATTTTAACGAAGATAATGTAAGACTTGAGATTAAAACATTAGTAGACAATTATTTAACTGGAGTAAGATCTGTTGGTGGTATTTATAACTACTTATCTATTATGGACTCTTCTAATAATACACCTGCAATCATTGATCAAAATATCGGTATTATCGACGTAATTATTGAACCTGCAAGAGGTATTCATAAGTTTATTAATAGAATGACAGTTACTAGAACAGGTGGTATTGCTTCTGGAGGATTTTTGCAATTTAGTTAATAGATTTGTAAATAAATCCAGAAGAAAAATATATAAAATAAAAACATGGCAGGATTACCACATTATTCAAGTTCGAAAGCTTCGGTTAATAAATTCGAACCAGTTTTCCTTAATCAGTTCGAGGTGACTATTTCACCTCCTGTTGGTGTTATATCAGTAGCGGGAAATCCCAATAGCGGAAATATTCTTTTAGAGCAGGTGACCAATATTTCAGGTTTACAAGTGGATCAAAATGCTGGTGAGATCACTCAACAGTACAAATTTGCTAAAAGATACTATGCTGGAGCAGCTCCACAAAGAACTGGTTTAGATGTTACAACATCATTCGAAGTTAACCTTGATGATAATAATTCAATGTATGTTTTCAAAATACTTCGTCAATGGTCAGATTTAATTTATAATCCTATTACAGGGGCAATGGGGCTTAAAAAAGATTACACCGGAAATATTTTAATTAATGTTTTTAATAAGCAAGGGGACATTTTCAGAAAGATCAATCTTAAAGATTGTTTCCCAATGGCACCTATAACGGAAATGGGATTAAACTATACTCAAGCATCTATTTATAAAATTGATATACAATGGGCAGTAGATTATTTCGACGACGTATTTATATAAATATAAAACAAAATGGCAGGATTACCACATTTTAGCTCAGCAAAAGCAGCAGTTCAATTATACGAACCAGTATATCTTAATCAATTCGAGGTTATTATTCAACCTCCTGTTGGTGTAACTCTTCCACCAGGAAACGGGGGGAGATCACTATTAGTAGAAAACGTACTTTCCGTTTCCGGTTTATCTGTTGATAAAAACCCAGGTGTAATGGAACAAAGGTATAAATTCTCAAGAAGAAGATATGCAGGTGGTGCAGTTGATGATACAGGTGTAAAAGTTAGAATTGAATTTGAAACCAACTTAGATGATAACAACAGTAACTACGTATTTAAAACTATGCGTCAGTGGTCAGATTTAGTCTATAATCCTTTAACAGGTGCTACTGGTATTAAATCAACTTATGCTGGAGGAACTTATGTACTTGTATCTATATTTAATAAAGAAGGTGATGTATTTAGAAGAATAAAATTGGTAAATTGCTTTCCTACGGATCAAATAAAAGCAATGGATTTAGATTACACTAACGGTACAACTCCATATAAAATTGCACTATCATTTAGAGCAGATTATTTCGAAGACATTTTTAATTAAAAAAAATTAAGGGAATATATAAATGGAGACTCAACAAAGTCTCCATTTTTGTTTGATGCTATTTCTTACAATAATGCTGATCTTAAAATAATATGGACGACGAGTGTGACTCAGAAACAGAAAAGAAGAATTTCCACAATCTGCTTAATCCTAGCAACATTTTTCAATCCCTTCGGATTCGATATCCTTTTTGCGGCTTTAATGAAATGGACACATTCCTATTGGCATACTGTCGCAATTTTTTATTTCCTTTCGGGATTGTTCTTTGGTCTTTACTTTTTTTTATCATTTAATAAGAAACTAAAAGGAAAACAAGAGTAAAAGAAATATAAGAAAAAAAATATGATTGACAATTTTGACGAAGAGCTTTTAAATGAACTTAATCAAAAAGAAGCTAAATCTAAATTCGAGTACGATTCTCCACAAAGAATTGAAGAACCAGATCCAGATGTAGAAAACGTAACAATTCCTGACTGGATACCAACTGGGCCAACTGGGCCAATACCGCCAAGAAATCTAGGAAAAGTTAATGTTAATAGAACTCCTCTTGGAATGGAAGCCGAATGGAAAAATATCCCAGTAGACACTCTACCTTCTAAGGGATTTGGTTATCCTGATGGATTTGAAATTGCTATTAAAGCAGCTAAGGTTACAGAAATTAGGCAATTTTCCACAGTAGACGATAGCGATAGATTAGATCTAGATGATAAATTAAATACTATCATTGAAAAATGTATGAAAATACGTTGGAATGGCGGTATTCTTGAATCATATGATCTATGGTACGAGGATAGATTCTACATTATTATGTCAATAAGAGATATGACTTTCTTAAAAGGAGAGAACAGAATCTTATTACCTATTACAAAAAACTGCACTAAGGAAGAATGTAATATTCCAGATATGATAGAATTAAAATCTAATCTATTAGATAGCTTTGTTGTTGATCCTGAAATATTAAAAAGATACAATAAAGATTCATATTCATTCAAATTTATACCTAAAGACGGAAGCGCAGAAATGGATTTGTATATTCCGACTATTGGTGTTACTACAGTATGTAGAAGAATTCTAGCAGATAAAAAA